AAGGGGCGTTGAGTACCGAGGGGGAGCCCTCCAAAAAACGCTGACGTGCGCGCATATATAGGGGGGTTAGGAGAATCTTCAATATATGGCCGAAAAAAAAGAGCAAATTTCAAAAGATGAAAAGATTTTGACTGAAGAGAACGTCAAAAAGGAATTTAACGCGATCCGAAGAATGTTTCGCCCGGTAAAAGAAGACGACCCGGACAAAATGAAAATGATCGAAAAGATCATCGAAGAAGTCGCCTTTCAAAAAGTCGCCATGAGACAGGCAAAGGCGGAATTGATCCTTCACGGATTGCAAACCACAACAAAGAACGCGTCGCAGAAATTCGTCAAAGAGAATCCGGCCGTTCAGACATACGACAAATACGCGAGATCCTACGCGTCAAATATGAAAACACTTATCGACATGTTACCGCCGAAGCAGAAGAAGGAAGTTTCGCGCCTGGCCATGTTAAGAGAGGACTAAAAACCGGGAATGAAAAAGAAGACGATCCAGGGCGTAAACGAAAGGCCCGGCGTATATGACAATTACATATTCGAGTATTACGACGCGATCGTCAGAATCAAGAACGGCGAAAAGGTTCCGGGCGTCAGGGCAGCAGGCGTCTTCATTCATGCGATATACAAGATCCTGACGGACGGATTAAAGTCCGGCGAATATCTCTTCGACAGGAAGAAAGCAAACAAGGCGATCAAGTTCATTGAAAACTTCTGTCACCATTCGGAAGGACGTTCCGATCTTCTCATACTCGAACTATGGCAGAAGGCGATTGTTTCAGCGATCTTCGGAATCATGGATCCCGAACACCCTGAAAACAGAATGTTTCGTGAAGTCCTTCTGATTGTGGCCAGGAAAAACGGAAAGACACTTTTCGCCGCTGCGATCATGGCCTACATGACATATATCGACGGAGAATACGGCGCGAAGTTGTACTGTATGGCCCCGAAGTTGGATCAGGCGGAATTGTGCTTCGACGCCTTTTATCAGATCGTCCAGTCAGACGACGAACTGAACAAGATCACGCAAAAGAGAAGGACGGATCTATACGTCAAGGAATTCAATACGTCCGTCAAGAAGTTAGCCTTCAACTCGAAGAAGTCAGACGGATTCAATGTCTTTTTCTGCCTGAACGATGAAATCGAAGCCTGGCGCGGCGACGCCGGACTGAAGCAGTACGAAGTTATATCTTCGGCGACAGGCAGCAGGACGCAGCCCCTTATCATGTCAACGGGAACGGCCGGATATGAAAACGACGGAATATATGACGAACTGATCCGAAGAGCGACGGCCTTCCTGAAGGGAAGATCTATCGGCAAAGAAAAAGAACGGCGGTTTCTGCCGTTTTTGTATATTATCGACGACGTCGAGAAGTGGGACACCAGGGAAGAACTGGAAAAGTCAAATCCGAACCTGGACGTTTCCGTAAGGTGGGAATATTACCAGGAACAGATCGCGATCGCACACGCGAGCCTTTCAAAGAAAGCGGAATTCCTGACAAAGTTCTGCAACATCAAACAGAATTCTTCGATTGCCTGGCTTGACTTCCTGGACGTTGAAAAAGCTGTCAAGAAGGATCCTGACGGCCTGGCTGTTCATTACACCCTTGAAGATTTCCGGGGCTGTTATTGTGTCGGCGGAATCGACCTTTCAAGAACAACGGACTTGACGGCGGCCGCAGTCGTGATCGAAAGGGAAGCCGTCAATTATATCTTCTGTCAATTCTTCATGCCACAAAAGCGATATGAAGTCGCTGTCGATGAAGAAGGCGTCCCATATAATCTATACAAAGAACGGGGCTTCCTGACGATTTCAGGAGATAACGCGGTCGATTACCGGGACGTTTACAAGTGGTTTTTTGACCTGGTCAAGATTTACAAGATCAAGCCCCTGAAAGTGGGATATGATAGATATTCCGCCCAGTATCTAATCAACGACATGAAAGAAGCGGGCTTCCACATGGACGACGTATATCAGGGAACCAACCTGACGCCGATTCTTGTCGAGTTCGAAGGAAACCTGAAGGACGGACTGATCGCAATCGGCGACAACGCGCTTCTTCAGTCGCATTTTTTGAACGTGGCCGTCGATATCAACATCAACGATTCACGAATGAAACCTGTCAAGATCGACAAGCGGTCACACATCGACGGAGCCGTCAGCGTCTTCGACGCCTTCACGGTGAAAATGAAATATTCAAGCGAAATCGCGCAGCAGTTAAAGAACGTCGGAAGATAGTCGCGGCAGAAATGAAAGTGGGTCATTCTGTCGCGATTTTATTTTGTATTCTTATGGCAAGATAGGACAAAAATATCAAAGAAAGGGGCGTCGAAAACATGGGCCTGATCCGGGACTTGTTAAATTTGAGACGCGCGAAGTATTCGCCGTTCATAGCGATTTCCGGGGACTACCAGGCGAACGGAAATCTTGAAGAATCTGACATTGTCGGAGCGATTGCGAACGTTATCGCGTCGAATGTCGGAAAATTAAATCCGCAGATTATCCGCAGGACTGAAGAAGGTCTTCTTTCCCGAAATGATTATCTGTCAAAGATCCTTTCCGTAAGGTGGGCGCCGGAACTTGATACATATTCCGCACTTTACAAAATGGCTGCGAATCTTGTCTATCATTCGAACGCCTACGCGGTTATATTTTACAATTCAGACTTCACAAAGGTTCAGTCAATCGTCCCGGTCGAAGTCTCTGACGTGAGAATATGGGAAGACGCCACATCGGGCGAAGTCCTTTTCCGCTTCAGGTGGGATTATGACAAAAAAATTTATACGCTGCCATATTCAAGCGTGATCCATATTCGAAGCCGATTCGATAAAAAGCGATTCATGGGATCCGCGCCGGATTCACAGCTTCGAAATTCCCTGGAACTTTTGGATTATACCGGGGAAGCGCTGCGGGCAACAGTCAGAAACGCGTCGAACCTGAAGGGATATCTGAAATATAACAACTTCATTGACGACGAAGAACTGAAGCAGAAAGTCAAAGACTTCCAGGACGCTTATATGTCCGTAGGAAATACCGGGGGAATCGCCGGACTTGATAATTCAATGGAATTCAAAGAGATTTCAGGATCATCACCGACAATCCCGGTCGTTCAGTCGCAGTTTATACGCGACAACATATATCGCTATTACAACGTAAACGACAAGATCCTGACTTCCACATTCACGGAAGCGGATTTCAATTCGTTTTTTGAAAATGTTATCGAGCCGATCGCGATTCAGTTATCCCTTGAATTCACCTTCAAGCTATTAACGGAGCGCGAAAGAGGATTCGGAAACAAGATCATATTCACCGCGAACCGCCTTCAGTATGCTTCCATGCAAACAAGAATGGCAATCGGCGGCGGAATGTTCGACCGTGGAATCATAACAATCAATGAATTCCGCGAATTGTTATATTATGAGCCGATCGAAGGCGGCGACGTCAGAATGATATCGCTGAACTACGTCAAGACCGACGATCAATCGCTTTATCAGGTCGGCCAGGATAGCGATCCGGCCCAGGATCCGGGACTGCCGGAAAACCAGTCAAGGATCAAGAGCATTGAAGCCGGATTCTATTTCGAAAAAGTCCAAAAGAAAGGGGGCAGCGGGCAAAATGCCGAAAGCAAAGAAAATTCTTAACTGTATCGAGATAAAAAACGAAACCGCAACGACCGCCGATCTGTATTTTTACGGCGATATCGTGTCGGACTGGTGGGGAGCCTGGCAGGAAGAAGATCAATATCCTGAAGCGATAAAGAACTTCCTTGCAGGACAACAAGGAAAGAACCTGAACATATACATCAATTCGGGCGGCGGATCAGTATTCGCGGGAATCGCAATCTATAACATGATTAAGCGATTCGCAGAAAGCGCAGAAGTGAAAGTCTACGTTGACGGCCTGGCAGGATCTATCGCGTCCGTTATCGCGTTCGCCGGATCCGAACCGCCGAAGATTCCTTCAAACGCCTTTCTGATGATTCATAATCCCTGGGCGCTTGTCGAAGGTAACAGCGCAGATCTTCGCAAAATGGCGGACGACCTGGACGTTATTTCCGGCGGGATCCTTGCCGTATACATGGAACACGCAAAGGAAGGCGTAACAGAAGACACAATCCGCGAACTTATGGACGCGGAAACCTGGCTATCCGGGGAAGAAGCGGCGAAGTATTTCGAAGTTGAAACAACGGAATCCGTCGCAGAAATCGCAGCGGCAGCGGGCGGATATGTCGCAAGATCTCACAATATGCCGAAAGATCTTGTCATTGAGAAATCCGAAGCCGCAGCAAAAATCAATAAGTCTGATAATCAGGACGCGCGGGAAGCGGAACTGATTCAGAATAGCAACAAGCGCGACGAGATCGCGCGAGTAATTATTTCAAGCATGTGAGAAAGGAGATTCACACAATGAAACACGAAGAACTTTTGAAACTGACAAAGGATCAGTTGAACGCGCGTCTGAAGGAGATCGGCGTCCAGTCCAAAACAGCAGAAGGCGAAGCTCTTGACGCTCTTCTTGAAGAGGCCCAGGATATCAAAGATATTCTTGACCAGGCAAAGAAGCGCGAGCAGTTGGCCGGAATCGCTGACAGCGCAGAGGATCCCGCAGAGAATACGGGAGACAAGACAGAAGAGAAGCAGGACGCAGAGATCAAGGCGTTTGACAAGCGCGGCGCAAGCCTTAAAGCAGGCAAGGCGGCAAACTTCAACGCAAGGATCGCAGTTCCCCGCGTAAAGGCTGCCCTTTCCGTAACACAGACCGCGCCTGTCGTTCACACAGCGCCCGATCTTAACGAGACTTCAAACCCTGTTTCTGCCCTTGTGGATATGGTCAAGGCTGTTCCCCTTCAGGGCGGCGAGACTTACGAAAGGGGATTCGTTAAGGATTACGTCGGCAACGGCGCAGGCCCAACAGCAGAAGGCGGAAACTATAACGACATGGAAGCAACCTTCGGCTATGTAACAATCGAGAAGCAGAAGATCACAGCATACACCGAAGAGCCTGAAGAAATGCAGAAACTTCCTAACGCTGACTATGACAGCGTAATCGAAGGATCTGTTTCAAAGGCTGTCAGAAAATACCTTTCCCGTCAGATCCTTATCGGCGACGGTTCAACAAGCAAGTTGAAGGGTATCTTCTTCAATCCTGTTGCAGCAGCCGACCAGGTAATTGATCCCGCAACCGATATCGAGATCACAGCGATCGACGACGGAACACTTGACGAGATCATTTATTCCTTCGGCGGCGACGAGGAAGTCGAAGGCGTGGCAACTCTTATCCTTAACAAGAACGACCTGAAGGCATTCGCAAAGCTGCGCGACAAGCAGGGCCGCAAGGTTTACACCATTGTAAACAACGGACAGACTGGAACAATCGACGGAGTTCCTTTCGTTATCAATTCCGCTTGTAAGGCTATCACCGCAGCAGCAACCCAGGCCGGAGATTATTCAATGGCTTACGGCTACCTTCAGAACTACGAACTTGCTATCTTCAGCGATATCGACGTTCGCAGATCTGACGATTACAAGTTCAAGAGCGGTCAGACCGCTTTCCGCGCTTCAATGTTCGCAGGCGGCGCGGTTGCAGCTTGGAACGGATTTATCCGTGTAAAGAAGGGCGAGTAAGTCGCCCATAATGTGACGAAAGAAGGACGGCAATATGACGATTGACGAATTATACGACGCGGCGAAACTTCGCGTCAGAAAAAGAATATCTGACGATCTCGATCAGGACGTCAAGCGAGCCGTCGAAACGGCGATCGCTGACCTGAAAAGGATCGGCGTCGATGATTCCTGGTTATCAGATCCCGAAGATCCGATGATCGTTGAAGCCGTCCTTTCCTACGTCAAGGCGAATTATTCCATAGATTCGACGGCCTATCCTGTTTTATCCGGGATCTATGACATGAACATAACAAAAATCAAAGGCGACGCGAAGTATTTCAAGGCTGCGCCGGAAGCGGAAGGGGGATCCTGACATGGAAGATTGTATTATCAACCTGATCCACACGGCCGACGATCCGGCAGACGACGAAAAGACTTCAGTCTTTGCGACAAGATACCCTGTCGGACGTGATGAATTCCAGTCCGCCGGGGTAAATGGCTATAAGGCAGAAGGACAGTTCGTTATATGGGCCGAAGAATACGACGATCAGGACGCGATCGAGGTCGGTGGAAAGCGATTGACAATATATCGCACCTACGGCCCACGATCAGACGGAAAGATCGAACTATACGCGGCGACAAGGGTCGGAAATTATGGTCGTTAATGTAAAGCCGGAAGACCTGACCGAAGCAATCCGGGGATCCCTGGAAAACTATTCGGCAGCAGTCACGGAAAAGGTCAACGAAGAACTGGAAAAGGTCGCCGAAGATACGGCGGACGTCTTAAAACAGGGCGGGCCGTACAAAGAAAGGACGGGAAAGTATACAAAAGACT